TTCTTGTGGTAAATTTTGGATGTGGTTTCTTCGGATGTGTTCCACTCGGTCAATGACCTCTAAGTTTTCAATACAAATGTTCTGCTTGTTGCGGTCTTTGAACACGACAAACATTCCTGGTGGTATTTCTCCGTGATGTTGTTTCCAAAGCAGCTTGTGAACAAACTCAAATCCGACCTCTATTCTTTCTACCAGGTATCCATCCCGAAGTGAACGGAATCCAATCGGCTTAGTGTTGTGTGGTGTTTGTCCTTTCTTAAATTGTGTTTCAACTCCACCCATCTGCAAACCTTTTTTGCCTTTGTTCCAAGATGCCCGTCCTTTTTTGAATTGCGTTGCTTCGTGTCCTTTGAAGTTTTCACGATAGTATTGATGTAAAAACTCAATGTCTTTTTTTATACCGATGTTGTTTGATTTATTGTAAATCTGCTTGACAGTACATCCAAAATGCACCGCCAAATCATTTGCCATTGTTGTTGGGTATAACCGTTGTAATTCTTCAGCTTCTTCCGTTGTCCAATACTTCCTCATAGTCGTTCTTGATACATTGTGCGTTCACCGATGAATGTCGTTTTGATTGTGTAGCATTCACCGTGACGATTCTTTGCGATAATCAATTCGGCTTCTTCTTGCTGGAGCTTCTCACCTGAATAGTATGCCGGTCGGAATGGGAACATCACGACATCCGCATCTTGCTCAATACTTCCACTCTCACGGATATCGCTCAGCATAGGTCTCTTGTCCGCTCTCTCCTCACATTTGCGTGATAACTGAGCCAACACTATCACAGTGATATTTAGTTCCTTAGAAAGCAATTTTAAGTTTCGGGAAATTTCTGCAATCTCTTGTTCCCGGTTTGTTTTTGTTCCTTTGATCAACTGGATGTAATCAATCACCAACAACTCAAGTCCGTGTTTTGCCTTGTGAATCTTGGCTTTGGATTTGATTTGTTGGATACTGCAATTTGGATCATCGTCAATGTAGAATTGCACCGTCTGATTGTTGGCTGAATTGATAAGTTGCTGAACTTCAAACTCCCGAAGGTTTGCATTGCGAATCTTCCAATTGGCAAGGTCGGTGATCAGCGACAAGTATCTTTTGACAAGTTGCTCGTTGCTCATCTCCAGCGACAAGAACAATCCCTTACCACCAATCTTGGCGAAGTCATACATCAGCGACAAAGCGAGTGCCGTTTTACCTTGACCAGGTCTTGCCGCCATTACAATCAAATCACCGTTATTCCATCCTCCCAATACTCGGTCAAGTCCTGCCCATCCGGTTGGTCTTCCCGTGAGCTTGTCACCTCTTTGCACCGCCTCAATAATAGCATCAACGGTCTTGTTGGTAACTTGGGTAATCGTGACCGGATCATTGATGGTTGTGAACTTAGTGTTGTCGACCATTGTCTGAACATTGGTGAGAATCTCTTTCAAGTCCGAAGTCAAATCCAAATTTGTGATGTTCTCAATAAATTGTTTCTTCAGGTACTTGTGTTCAAGTGCTGGAAGGTGACTGCTGATGTTTGGCATCCCATAAACATTCTGCGTGAGCTTCACGATGGTGACCATCTCCGCACGGCTAAACTTCTTTCCCAAAGTTAGCACATCAATCTCATCGTTATTGATGTACATCTCCAACATTGATTCAACAATGCGTTTGTTCAGGTTGTCTTCAAACCATTGCGATTTGATTCTCGGCAACATTGCACGAGTTTGGTCGTAGAATAGAAGTTGACCGATTATGTATTCTTCAAGTTCGTTCGTCATATTCTCGCAAGTTAAATACTTTTCGGTTGATAACTTGTGGAGTAGTAACATTATTTGAAAGATTATTATTTTTCCAAGTGCGAACCGCTGCTCTCCAGTTCTTCATTTTGTTTTTACCAACTAACCATCCGTTACTTTCATAATAGTCAAACCATTTTTCGGATACATCAGCCATTCCGATTTCGGTCATATAGGTTTTTAACTCTGATAAAGTTGGTTTTTCAAAAACAACTCTTTGTTTCTTTATATCTTTATCAATAACAATATCAATAACAATATCACTATCGGCATTTTTGGTATGATTTGGTATGCCACTTGATGCGGTCGCATCCCATCGCATACGAGCATTGTCAGAATTACGCTTCCTGATTGATTCGTATTTATCTAAATCACGCTTTAACGCTTGTCGGATTGGTTCAAATGCAATCTTGGTTATCACACTATCACTTTGCGGATTAAGGTCGTTCACATAGCGTAAAAGGTGCTTGAACAAATCACCGGCTTGTTCGTTAGTTAGTTGCTCAACCGTGTGAATAATATCGCAGTAGATCAAGAATGATTTTTTATCCGTTGCCATTGTCGTTGATGTAGAACAAGCGTTGAAGTGGTGATTTGTTGAAATGTCTTAATTGATGACGGCTATATGGTTCATTAATATCCATACAAGCTTTGGTGAAAGAATCATATATTTTGTTTGTTATGATATCAATAACCGGCTTTGACCGTGCTTTTGATATTGCCAATCTTTTGGATTCAAACAACCCAGTATCCCAAGCGTGTTGCTGATTCTCTTTATTTGTTACCCATTCAAGATTATTAATGTGGTTATTCGTCTTATTCCCATCTTTGTGGTTTACCTGTGGCTTATTGTCAGGATTTGATACAAACGCTTGTGCAACCAAACGATGAACTTTAATTGTTTTATTCAGCACTACCGCTAAGTATTGATTGCCTAATACTCCGGTTAAGGCTGGTTTTAGAATTCGTTCTTTGCCATACTTAAAACTCTTGACTCTTCCGTGACTGGAGATGTAGTAGATGCCATTGCTATCAGCAATCGGCTTCCATATTTCTTGTTGTGTTTCCATTTTTTTTTGCATAAAAAAAGCCTTATCAAAATGATGCAATTGCGGTGCGATCATTCTAATAAGGCAAAAATCTTGTAACGATGGGAATCCGCAATACTCCCGTTTACTCTTACAAATATAGCGAATTACTTTGGTTGTTCCAAATTATAGTGTGGCTTCGCTTGGTTGTACAAATGGATGACCTTTGTCATAGAATATCCCATCTTCTTCGATATCGTCAACCAGGTGTATTGGTAGTCATCACGAAGGATGGCAATTGCCCATATCAATGCGTATCGTTCGCTCATTGCCTGTCTATAAAGTTTGCGTAATAGATGGCATCAGTTTCGTTCTCAAAGGTTGCGAGAAGTTCTCCAGCGAAATAAACACGCCATTTGATTATCTCATTTATTGATGCTCTTACCACGAGTGCTTTGATTTTTGTCATCGTTTAGTTCTTTTAGAAAGTTTGCTTGTAGTTCCCAAGTTTTCGCACGGTCATTTGCTTCTTGAATCCTTGACCTGATCTCAAGTAGTTCGGTTTCATAATCCCAAATCAAACGATTCTTGTTTGAGATTGTTTCAAGTAGCTCATCTTCTCGTTCAGTTGTTTTGTGCAACTGGAGAAGGGTGATGACAAATAAGATTGCCATTCCGATAATTAAGTAGTTTTGTATCATTTGCTTTTTCCTTTGTAAAATTTGTGTTTATAGATTGCCTTCGTGTAGGTATCAAATTCAGGGATGTAGTTGTCCCGTTCAAATTCATACGGTGATGCTTCAGGCAAGTTGTCAAAGTCATTGAAGTATTGTTTCAACTTCCAGTACACGAACATCACCGCAATGGTGATGGGTGTGATTACGATTAAGAATATTAAATCCATAAATCAAAATAACAAATTAACTTTCATAATAACAAATTTATTTTATAGTAGAGTTGGTGAACGAACGATTTATTTAGTGATTGACAAAAATAGTTCTCCAGCAGCAGCCAACTTCTCGTCAATGATTTCTTGGATGTCCTCCTCCAAAGTGATCAAGGTTTGCGTGAGCTTCTTTCCGTGTGGCATTCGTGGATCATAACTCAAGAACAACGCTTCAGTCATCTCCGTTGCAACCATACCCATCTGAACTTGCCAATAGTATTCCGGGCGTTTGGATTTGAACTGCTCGTTGTTGGTGATGAATGAGTTCTGCAAATGATTTCCGCTATTGAACGGACATTTGATTTCAACCAAGTGTGTGCCAAGTGCATCAGGTGAATATCCACCCCATTCTCCATAGGTGATGAAGGTGTATGTTTCCGCACCGTAGTAAGTGTAGAAGTCATCGGTCTGCTGAGAGAAATAGTGGAACGCTTCTTTCTCGTGTTCCTTGCCCCAATCCAAAGCACGACCATACATCTCTGCTCTTTGTCCGGTTAGATACTCCGCTGCCTTCTCAAAGATAAATGTCTTTGCAGTTTCTGACAGGTACTCCGATTTATTTTTAGGAGTACCCATCAGTTTGTGGATTTCGGATGCCGTGAAACGAGAGCTTCTCAATTGATGCCAATCGTCTTCGGTCAAATTAGTGTGAATTGTTGGAAGTTGAAGTTTCATTTCTCGCCAATTAAAAGTTTCTGATTTGTTTCGCTCACTTCAAACTTACTGGTGATGTCGGTCATCAGTCCACCTGTCTGCAAGTGTTCAACTGCCTTTGCCCAACTCTTGTGCTTGGGTGTGAGTTCTTCTTTCTTGGGTGCTGACTGCCTTCCCATTGCTTTCTCTCCGTCATCGTCATCGTCAATGTTCAAGTTTAGGATAGAACCGATGGATTGCCTTCTCGCATAAGTGATGGCAGACCCCATTGCTTGGGGATCGTTCTGCTTTGCAACCGGCATCACATAGGATGACTCCATCCACTCACCTGATTCAGCGTGAAGGATGATTGTTGTGAGTGCATTGGCATCAGGGAATTGACTGATTGCCAAACCGCATTCGCTCAATGGCTTTTGGATGGTGTCCAGTATGTTTGCTAAACTTGCATACTTGGATTTGAAGAAAGGATTGCTTGATTCCTTTCCGACCTTGCTCACCGATGCTTGGAATTTTACCAATGCACCAGCAATGTTCTTGATTGATTCGCTTTTATTCATAGAGTTTTTGTTTTAGAAAAAGTTAGTTCTTTGTCCTATCATAAATAGAACTTTGAATTTAGTTGGTTCAGCATTGAAGAATGCTTCCGAGTTGATGCCGTCAAATTCTCTGATACTACAATCACCAAATCCTGTGGTAGTTGAATTGAGATAATCGTGAAGTTCTTCAATGTGGTTTGCGATAAGCCAATTGTCAACGGCTTCAATTGTGTAGACATACTTCTCTTCGCAGATACGACCTTTCAAAGTCAGAATCCATCCATTGATTGCCAACTCAATCATTGTTCACCTCCCTCAATGCAATCTCGATGACGGCTTTTGCTTTTGGAGAAACGATGTTCCCATCGACTAAATACTTTCTGACAGTTGGAAGTGATACTCCGGTCTTCCGTGCTACAATCTGAAAAAGACCTTGTCTTCGTTTCAGTTTGATTGTTTCAATTGCTTTTGCGTAATCCATAACGACACAAAAGTAAAATAAACAAATCAATAATGCAAATAAAATTTACTTTTAATTATATTTTTATGTCCTCCGAGAATATCAAATCCCCAAACCGAGCATTCAACTCGTTGACCAATTCCATCTGAATGCTTTCGGTAAATGCCTTCTCTAAGAATGGTTGTGCCTTCGTTCCGCTGCGGTGAATCTTCTTGGCAATGGCTTTGGCAAGTGAATCGTATGTTTGACCTTCAGCCGGTTTGATACCTTTTTGACTGATCCAAGTTTTTAACGATTGCCACAAGTATGGAGTGCCTTCAATATGCCCACCTCGTGTTGGCTTCCTACCGTATTCTACAAACTCCCAATAATCCTCAGCCAAAAGAATGGTGTTGATTGATGTCGGTGACTTGGTGATGTTTCCTGGTGCAAACGATTGGCGAAGTTTGGATGATGCGTTTGATCCGTTTGCATCAAGATTCGCCTGAATGGGTGGGATCACTTTCTTGTTCCACCACTCAACGATGATTTGCTGAAGGAGTGAACCTTGAGATGCATCACCTAAATAAGTATCAAGGGCATCAGGTAATTTGGATAAATCTATTTGAGCCACATCACAACGCTTAAAATGGTTAGAACCACACTCAGCATCTTGTAACTGATTAAAGTGCGTGAGATGGCTTTATTTCGCTTCACAAGTGCATTGTTGTCATCCTTCAGGTATCCGATGTTTGTCTTTTGCTTACCAATGATGGAATCTTGCTCCGAAATAATGATTGAATCCGATGTCACAATTTTGCGAAGAACTGTGACTTGCCTTCTTGCAATCGCACCTTTGACCAAATAGTGATTCGCTTCTTCGATTACACAAGTATCAATCAATACTTGTCCATTGCTGGTCAACGGGATGAGAAACAACAAGAACCACATTTTACAAAGTAGCACTTTTGGGCGATTGTTTTTCTTTGGTTTCAATGAGCTTGTCAAGATACCACTTGGCTTTGTATAAATCTTCCAACCCATTTTTATCTTCGCACCTCCAAATGTATTTGATTATGTTACCCGTGCAAACTGCGATGATTCCTTTTTTATTGGTCGTTGCTGAATCAATCGCATCAATGCACTCAATTAATCCTTGTTTATAGTGTTTTGGGTTGACTGCATCCATCTCTTTACAAATATATCATATTCTTCTTCCAGTATAAACGAATGACCACCGAGCATATAAACAATGCAATACTCGTGATAAGCACTCACTCCGACAATTTGTGCAGAATCAATCGCACCATCCTCAACGATTTCAACGATGTCTGATTCTCCTTCAATCAAACCCATCCAATTGTCGTTCTTTTGCTCGTGAACTATTTGAACTTTTAAGATCATATCCGTTTGCGTTTTTTTAACTTATAGGATTTGACCGTTGATGATTTTGAAGTTGTCAACGTGAAAGGATAAATCCTCATTGACCGTTACATAGGCAAATCCGTTTGACCATTTTGTGTAGGCGTAAGGACGATATTCAGGTGACAAGTTGCAAAGTGAACCCATTGACCAAACGCCAACTTGTTCTCCGTGCAGATTGTTTTCTGAGTGATGCGATACTTGGTGATAGTGACCAACAATTGTTGATGCCTTTGCTTTCAAGAAGAATCCTCGTGCCGGGTTTACTGGCGAGAATACTGATTCCCCAAGTTCGTGACCGTGCAAGACAGTCAATTTGCCAAGTTTGATCATTTCACGATTGACGGGAATGATGTTGTAGGTGTGCAAATGCAACAAAGATTCCAAACTCACATCGTTCAAGTCAGCCAGTTCACGAGCATTCCTTAAGATGTAAGCTCTCATCCTTTCCTCGTGGTTTCCAATCTTGTAGTAGATGGGTTGTGTTGGGAATAACTCTCTCAAATACTTAAAAAAGTTTCTTCCCATTTCCAATTCTTCCGAAATCTTTGGTCTGCGGATTTCCTTTGAGAACCTGCTGACATCATAACAATCAAGAATGTCACCATTTAAGATGATACAATCAGGTACATTGGTTGCTCCGTAATTTAGTGCAGCCGTCAATGCTTCTTCATCGTGGAAAGGAAGGTGAATGTCTGAAAGTATCAAATACTTTCCTTCGCCCAAAACAACGGGAATCATATCCTCAGCTCGTGAAAGGATATTTAGTTTTGCCAATCCTTCTTTGATCGAAGAATGTGTTGGCTTATCTATGTGATTTTGATTCATTGCGTGTTGTAAATCTCTTTCACCAGCCGCACCTTTGTAATAACGGATCACCGCTCTTGCACTTTCTAAACTTGAAAACAAACCCTCCTCCTTTGTGAATATCATTGATGCCAAAGTTCGGTTCGGCAATTCAGGAAATTGGAGAATGTATTTTTTTACGATTTCTTGTTTAAGTGTTCTCATAGAGTTGTGTCAAGTGTACGATGTAACTCAATTGCTTGTTTCAGACCTTGTGACGAACTTTGGAAGGTATCAAGGTAGATTGTATCCAAGTGATTAAGATATTTGATTAGAACGCTTCGTTTTATTTTCTCCCTTTCCACAATTCTTTCGTGCATTTCTACCTTCAATAGTGTTTTTGGCTTTGGATGTTCTTCAAAATTGAACATCGCCCACACAACACTAAATAGGTACAACGCAACTATTACTGAGATAAGGAGTGAGAACTTGGAAGTTGATTGCATATCCAGCAAGTATGTCAGTTTTTGAATCATAGAATGGGGATGCGTTTCCGTTGATGCTCAATTCAAAGTCGCCATCGGTTTCTGTGTTGGTTTCTACCAACGCAAAAATGTCAGACATAATTTGTGCCGTATCCGAAAGAACTTCGATCGTGTTGCTCTCAGATTCAAACACACGATCCATCACAATCAATGCAAAGTTGTATGTCATCAACTTTCCAGTTGACTGCAAATTGAAGCCATCTGGATACAACCAAACCAATGGATAATACTCGACATTCTCAACAGTCAAATTGGATTGTTGACCAACGCCAAAGTGACCGACCATCTTATGGCTTTCGGCTGCGGTCTGAATCTTTGCTATGATTTGGTTTAATGTCATTTTTTAGGAATTTGAGAAGTTTGGCTTCGTTGTTTTTTTGCCACTTATTTGTCCTGGTCGGTGGGGAAGTCATAGTTGAAGAAACAATCGTCATATCTTAGTGGTAAATAAATTCCTCCGCTGAATGCAGTTGATTTCGGTCTGATGGTGTCAATCGTATTGCCAGGATTCAAGAACAATGGATAGTCATTTGTATTGGTACGCAAGTAATCACGCAACCTATTGGCATAGTATTCCGCTTTGTCCCGATATCTGCCTTCAATCAATGTCATCTCCTCAACGGATACTGCACGAGCATTGTCAGATTCACGACTTGCAACCGATTTATTCATCAACTTGAATGTCATTGGCAACATCGCTTCGGTCAGCGTATAATACTTCAAACAAGGTGCAATGTATGAATCCAAAAGGGTTGTGTTCAAGTTGGTCAAAGTCCCTGCAAACGCTTGTGTCTGCAATTGGTTGTAAATACCCGAACCAATCACATCACGGATGTAGATTTCCTGAGCTTCTTTGATTGCTGACTTGAGCAGTTTGTCGTCAACATTCTCATTCAAAGGTGTGTTGTCCTTCAAATAGGTTGTTGATATGAAATATACAAAGTTTGTCATTATTTGATTCTCCTCAATAATTGTTGTTGCCAAATGTGTCTGCACTGTGGAACATTCACATCTCTCACGGGGTCGTGATACCATCCACCTCGTCTTGACCAAACATCAATTCCCGTTTCACTCTGAGCCGACATCGCATCAATATCCGCACGAGAATAAACACGATTGCTTTGAACAATTTGACGGCAAAACTCACGAGAACCCGGTATGATTAGTCCACCCGATATTCCTGGTGCAATTGAGTATTTGTAACGGACAACGATTTCGGTTTGTAACTGACTGATTTCTTCCAATCCTTTTGTTGTAACCTCAAGACCTTCGTTGTATCCTTTTATCAACTTGGCATCATTCAATTTTGCAATGGTATCAACCACGACTTGTGGATCTAACTTGGTGATATTGACGATATCGCCAACTTGCAAACCTTTATTTTCCTTCAGCACATTCAAGATGGCTGATTCAATCGCAGATGCGAAGTCAAACTTCATCGGTTCAAAATTATCTGCAGGTTCACCGTACTTCATAAAGACCGCCAAGTCACGCTCATCATCCCATCCAAAAGGATTTTGTGATGACAAGGCAACGGGTGCAACGGTTGGTTCAATCTCTTCAAATCCTAATTCTTTACGAGCTTCGTTCTGAGTCAATAGTCCAGCAGTAAACAAGGCAACATAATCAACTCCGATTGGTGGTTTGTTAATTGTTTCCAAACGAACCGGAGCAATGAACTCAAACAAGTAAGTCAAAGTATCATCAATCTTTTGTTGACGGGGTTCGATGTACGATTGTTGGAACATCTCGTATGCTTCAATCATCTCTGAACGACCGCCCAATTGACCTTCCACACGAACTCCAAAGAGCATTGGTGAGTTTACCTTGTGTGCAACAAATATCTCTTGTTGTACGGTCTTATTTAGCAAATCAAATTGCTTGTCAAAGTCCGATGGTTGCAAGTTGCTGATGACTGATTCTTTCTCTTGTGGGTCGTTGTACTGAATGATAAGTCCACCGGCATTGTCCGTGCCTTGATAATTTTCCTTGAATCGTCTTGCAGTTGCACGAGCTTCTTCAGGTGTTGGGATTCCCTTAAATAACTGGATGTGCGTTTGTGCGGTGAATCCGTTTTTGATTGAGTTCAAATAGTAATTTGAAATCTCGGTGTCAACCTCAATATATTTTAATGCACCAACATAATCAGGCAAAGGATATTCACCTTGTCCGGGGCGATAGAATTGGCAATAATAAAGTGACTTTGATTCTCTTGTAGTTGCGTTGAATGGCTGATAGTGAACTTGCTCCGCTTTGCGGTCAGTCCAATCCTCGCAATACACATACTCGCCTTCAAGTCCTTTGCGGATATTTTTGAAAGGGATGTGGTAAATTTCAGCAATTGCCGTCTTCGCCTTGTTCCAAATTATCTCAAGGCAATAACCATTGAACAACTCAAGGTCATAAGCAATCTTGTTCTTGACTTGGTTAAGTGTTTCGTAAGCATTGATGGCTTGAATCTTTGCTTCGGCTTTTGCGATGTCAACGGTGTTTTGTCCGATTACCTTTGTTCCAATACCAGCAACATACGATGCTTTGCTTGAAACGATGGCATTGTGCTTGGGTGACTTGTTGAATAACTCAATCAGAAAATCGGGATACAAGTTGTCAGCACCAAAAGTCACATATCCTTTCGCCTTGTTTTCCTTGAAAACGGGGAGGACATTGTCGTGAAAGTTGATTCTTTGGAAGATCATTGAAAGTAAATAGCAACTTACAACGATTGCAACATACTAATCAAATCGGGGTGGGGATAAACATCAATTTTATCTGCACGAACTGAGTTGTGAGTGAACACTCCGTTCTTGCCTGACAATGCTCTTTTTGTCACCGACCAAATATCCTCGTGATAAGTTAGGTCAATGCCGTATTTGTCACGCCACAACAACAACAATTCTTTCACCGATGCGATTTGCTCTTTCGTGTAGTTCTCAAAATAGGTGAATCCCTTGTATGGCTTATCAAGTTTGCAAACATCTTTGACTTGACCACCCACATAGTTAATAAACTTGCCGTTCTTCTCTACCAAATAACCATAATTGCAAATCTCAATCCCAATAGATGTCTTGTCAAGTTTTTGGAATGGCACTCCTTTGAAGTGCGATGTTTTAAGTCCCAAGTGATACGCCCAATGTTTAGACGAAAACCCTTGCACTATTGTTCCATCGTTGCTGATGCTCACGCAAGTTGCTACATTGACCGGATCGGATGCCCAAAACTTAAAGGTTGAAACTGCATCACCATTCCCAGCCGTATGATGTAGGTAGATTTGTGACTTCGGACATTCCTCTTTGTAATATCCGTTGAATGCAATTTGTTTAATCTTCATCGGTGAAGAAGTTTGTGATGAACTTTCCAACTCCACCCGCAATGCCGATAATCAACATCAACTTTGGATGGTCAAGATTCAAACTGGCAACAAACAAAGATGCACCGGCAATAGAATCACCAAGCACTCTGAATCGTTTTGGCGTAGGTTCAAAATAACCTTTTATCCTTGTCCTCTTTTTGGTTTGCACGATTTGTGTTTGTTGATGTGCTTGGTATGTCTGCGGAGCTTATTCTTTGGCTTTGCTCTGAATGTGCTGGTGTTAGTTGCCTTTGCCATCTATCGCATCAATTTTCTTTGCGTAGTAACGAATCGCAAACAACCCCGAAACAATACCAACAATAGCCAAAATAAGTGCAAACACAGGTTGCCAAGTATTCGCAAAGTGCAGAACTGCCGAACTGCCTGAAATAGCAGTTGCAATGGCTGCCGTTGTATCATTGTCAAAGTGCTTCACTTATAAAGTGATTACTTCAATTTCGTTCGGGTAGATTAAATCCAACGCATTGAATACGGCAGTAGTCAACAACACTTCTGCTGACTTAGTTTCGTAATCCGCAACGCTTAACTCCAACGCACTAAAAGTCGTGTTGAAATCCTCAATCCCTTGAATCGCTGATTTGCCTTCTGCAAATGCTGATGCACTTGCAAAAACAAAAGTTGCGATTTGTGCGGGAATGATACCGTCTTTTTGACTTTTTACATCGGCATAACCTTCTGCGATTACTACGATAGAACCCGATGGGATTGATAAACCGCTTGTTAGGTTTACGCTTGTATTGATTTGAATTGCTTTCATATATTTACAAAATTAGAATAAATCGTTCCAAGTGCTACCATTGTAGCAACATAGTTTGTTAGTTGTGGAATCGTACAAAACCAAGCCCGTGGCAGGTGATGCAATGGCGTTGCGTTGGGTTGTTGTCATTCGGGGTGGGAGGAATCCTTTGGTTGTGCTATCGGCTTGTAAAATTGCACTTGCTTCTATTGTTATTGAAGTACCTACCCGAATTGCGGCAACACTACCCGTAACTTGCAAGGAATTTGAATCGTTAGATATTACCGATGAAAAATTCGATGTTGTTGTACTAAAACTACCCGCATCGTTTACTGATAACAAATTTACTGCCGAACTATTCTGCACCAAAAGCGATGTAGTGGCGGATGTTGCGCCACTGCCTACAACTTGAAGCATTGCAGTTGGTACTATTCCGTAAGTCCCTCCTGCAATTCTCATTCCTGCAGTATCGGTAAAGTTGTAACTTGATGCCCTAAACTGTAATTGTGTCAACGCACTTCCCGTATCAGTTAATGCTGCAATAGTTGCGGCGTTATTATAGAAAAACCCTATCGAAGCATTAGTATTTGCTTGTGTTGTTTTTACTTGAAATACAGTTGTGGGTGCATTTGTTCCAATCCCCAACCTATTATTGGTATCATCCCAAAAGAAGTTAGTGGCATCACTTGCAAACGCACTTCCATCAGTAAACTGAATCGCACCCGCAACACCGCTTGGTGATGTCACCACCGAGATATTCCCACTTCCTAAAAGAGATGTGTTGTTCAGCGTTTTGATATTCGTTCCACTTACAAGAGTTTCTTGAACTGCAATGTCACCACTTCCAAGTAATGTTGTAGAATTGATGGTCTTGATGTTTGTGCCTGATACAAGTGTTGCTTGTTTGGTAGCAAGTGCCGTTGTGACCGCAGTTTGCACAGGCAAGTTGCCAAGTTGTGCTTTTTGTGTCGTATTCGTTGCGATATCTACAACGGGAAAAACATCGTCAATCGTTGGCGATACTAACTCAGTTAAATCTGTGATTTTTTTGTTGCTCATAGTATTATGAAATTACCGTCTTGCGTGCGTAAGAAGTCGTTTGAATTTGTAATAAGATATTGATAGATTTGAGGCGATATGATTCGCTCGCTTAAATTAGGAGTATAATTCATATCACTCACACTCACGCTATTTTGTTTTTCAACAAGCGTAGGATTGTATTCTTTTGAATCAATGAAAGCAATGCCATCAAATCCAAGAAAATCATAATCTTGAGTGAGCAACAAATCACCACTCTGAGTCGCTAACCCAAAGAATGCATCAACCGGTGATGTTGGCAATATGTTGTGTTGCTTGTTCACGCTGGTGAATAGAACACTTCAGGTTGGTCAACTAACTGACATTTCAAAACTCCGATTTCTACAAGCTCATTCGCAAGGTCAGGATTCGTGTTGACCGCTGATGTTTGTGCGTAAACTTTATATTCGTACTCGCCATTCAAGAGAGTGAATGTCGTTCCTTCAACTACTGCAAATTTGTTGTATCTCTCCGTTTGTGTGGAGATGTCTGCCAAGATTACATTGACTACTTGATCAGTCAACAAATGCGTCATACTAAATAGAAATTTAGGATTGGCAATCGTGACTTTCTCGGTCAGAGTTAAATACCAATTTTTGGATTCCGCTTTGTCAATTACCAACATCTTAATAAAATAGCGACTTGTCTTTTATGTAACAAAAAAGGGTGAGCAAATGCCCACCCCTCTTCTCTATGAATCAAGCAGAATTAAATGCCCAATGTAGTTACTACTGATGCCTGAAGCAAGAATGGTGCTTCGGCTTCGATTGCGGATAGAGTCACCTCGTATCCAGTAGAATCACCCATTGCAGTACCCGTGTTGCTGACCATTGCAGTCACATCACAACCCAAGTCCTTACCAGCCAACCAATACTCATCGTTGTTCGTTTTCACGATT